AATACCATCTTTATTGTGATTTTCAGTGGTGTAGCGTGATATAGGAATATCTACCCACGCTCCTGTACCTTTAAGAAACTTGATATTATCATTGTCAATTAAAGGTTCATCATTATTTGTTTTTGGGGCAGGAACTAAACCCTTTTTACCATCAAGTGTATTTGTAGAACCAACAAATTCAGTGTATTCTACGGCTGTGCCACCACCATTTTGAGAAGCGGAGGAAGTGAAGTAAGAATTTCCACCTCCTACCGCATCTTTATTTTCTACTTCACCGTATTTGTTCCTTGAAAGTTTTGGTCTGGCTAAAACTTTATATTCCATATATTTAATATTCTATTAACTTTATTCTATTATTGTTCATTTTCAAGTCAAATTCTTGTGTATCAACCATATAAGTACCGCCTATTGCAGTAGTATTTACTTTTGCATAAGGTATAAGGTTTTGGTGTATATTACACTCATAAATCCTTTTTGGACTTGAATAATGTTCATAAAATAAATCTATAAGGTTTTTCTCCTGCTCCTTTGCTGATTCAGAATTTCTGTGCTTTAATGTCTTTACATAACTATTTGAAGTGGTAGCATAACTCCTTGATATAGGTTTATCAGTTTGCTGTGTGTTTATCTTTAACTCAAAATTTTCAAAATCCTTAACATAATCTGTGTTAATGATATTTGTATAAACTATATCATCACTATCACTTTCATTTGAATTGTGCTGTGAATACCACTTGTTTGTATCAGTATAAACATATCCAATTTCAAAATCTTTGCAATATATTACAGGCGGTATATCATACCAATTACAAGTACCATATTGTACATTACTTCCTGCGGCTTCAATCATATCCATAATTACTTTTGGATATACTAAAGGCGTATAAACCGTAATCTTTAAATTTCCAAAAGAAGGTGCGTTTGCATCATCTGCCGCAATAGGGATACAATAGGCTTGCTCTCCAACCTTATCTGTATAAGTAGTATTTGGTACTATACTTGCCCAACCAAAAGCAGGTAAATATTCTTCACCATCACTTGCACTTGGATTATTGCCATATGGAAGATAAAAAGTACTTTCCGTTGTAGTCCAATTTGTACCATTCCAATACTTATCACCAATTTGTACCTTCATTTTCCACATGTCAAAACCTTTTCCATATTCAGGCGGCGTTATACCATATTGCCTAAATAAAGTGTCCCATAGCATACCATAAGAAGTAGTATTGTCCTGTGTAGTTTTGACAATGTTTAAATATTTTTGTGTGTTTATATCAGAAGATTTTTCAACAGGGGCAGTTGCATACCAATGTGCATCAGTATTGACAATATTTAGTGTATTTTTATTTTTTTCACCATAGTGTGCATCATTATACTGATACCACAAATCACCCTTAATAGTAATCCAACTTTTACCGCTACTTGGTTTAAACATTACTTCTTCAGGTACCGTATATTCAAGCACGGGTTGTTCAAGTTTCTTGCTTATAATGTAATCAAGTGTTCCATTGGTGTTTATTTTATCATTAGTATTGAAAAATGTTAAATAATCACTCCAATCCAATGAAGTAGGCAAGATATTACCATTATTTTCCCTATAGGCATAATGTTGTACTAAACAGCCGTGAGTATTGCAATATCTGTTTATGCCCCTATTGTACAATGAACCAATATCACCATCATAGTAGTTTTGTCCATCTTCATTTATAACTTCTACTGGCGTACCACTTTGTCTAAAACTGCTCATTCTATAAAAATGGTGTTTCCAATTTGAATCAGGTTTTAATCTACATATAGTTTGGTACTCATATCCAGTAATTTTAGTATCTACATCATCAGGTTTTAGCCAATGTCTTGTAATAGTTGTCTGCGTCCATTTTCCTTGATTAACGCCAAATCCTTTTTCCTCTGTTATAGATATGTGTATATTATCATCATCTACATTTGGAGCAATATCTTCAATCTCATAAAGATTATCATTTACTTCAACCTTATTGAAAACTTCTTCAATAGATAAAGAAGGCTCACCACCTGCATAGGCATCTTTATTTATCATTATATTGGAAGATAAAGATAAACTTGCATTTGCCCTGATACCTGTTGCAATTTCATAGGAAGAATAGGACTGTCCATTTGGATTATATTTTACCATCTTATAATCCACACAATAAATATCATCACCATATGGACATAAACTCCACCCCAAATACTTCATTATTTCTTCAAGCACTTCATATTGTGTCCATGGCGTTCTATCATCATCATCATCAAAAAAGTTTCCTTCTGATACATAAATACTATTAACTGCCGTAGCATTTGAAGAACCGTTTAAACTTGTATATGAATTTGGTATATAGAGCATTCCGCTATACCCTGCATTTCTTAAAAGTGTGGTAAGTATATCTACTATTTTTTGATATGTAGGAGTAGAACCAACAGTGCTGTACTTAAACTCTTTTAAAACGCTGACTGCATCTATTGCTTCAAGTGAAACATTATCAACATAAGTATATGACTGATTATATTCACAAGGTGTTAAATAGCCAAAAAACACCGTATTCATTCCCTTTCTTACCCTTACCTGCACACCTTTTGCTGACGGTGAATATAAATCTACCAACCAACTATCAGTTAAGATATCTATTGTGCAACTTCTACTTTTAATAGGAGAAAATAATCCTTCACTATCAGTAGTAATCACGCAAGGTGTTTCTCCAAATTTAAGTTCAATTGTTTGGGAATAAGGAGTAGCAACCTGTGATTCAATGTCAATAGTATATGTTTCTTCATTTATATTTTTAAATTGTCCTGTATAACTTCCCATTACTATTAAACTTTTAAAATTTATTATACTTTGTTTCTTTTCTTATTGGTATTATTTATACACCCAATAAGTTCTGTGCCTTTGATTTTAAATTCTACCTGATTTCCTCCGCTTCTTGCACTTGTCATACTATCACTACCATCAAGTAAGTTGAAAAGGCGTTTCTGTTGAGAACCATTTAGTATCATTTCACCTGAATTTACTCTTGCAATATTGTAATCACCCAATGTAGTTGCTCCTTCTATAATACCACCACCTGCATAACTCTTTGAACTTGCTATAACACCTGCAATTGCACCCATAACGGATAAAATAGCGGCTATTGCTAATACTGGTCCAACATAAGGGATACTTGCAACAGATTTACCTGCTTCTGCGGCTGCTGCTGCACCTGCTGTTCCTGCTGCCAATGTATTTGCACCTGCCTCTTGTGTTTTAGCAACTGCATTTGTTGTAGAAGCAATGGTATCTTGTTGTGTTATTAAAGTACCTGCTTGTTTTACTGTGTTGAGTACCTCCATTATAGTGGTGATACCCTTAATCATATTTGCAATTGAATCAAGTATTGTAATACCTGCCTGAAACACGGTAAAGAAACCTTCCCAACCATTTTCAGCGTCTTCTAATGATTTATCTAAATTCTTAAAGGTTTCATATACACTGTTAAGGGAACCTATAACGCCTGTTGCACCATTAGCAAGTTTATCATAAGTATCCAAAACTGAATCTACCTCTGCCTTAAAATCAGCAAAAGTTTTCTTTTCTACCTGTACTTTAACTGGTAAAACAATATCTAATTTCTTTGGTAATTCAACTTTATTAGGAAGGCTTATAGCAATTGGTTCAAGTGGTACCATTGCTTCTCTGTGCAAGTATTTTTCATAAGCAACAGCGTCTTCAAGTTGATTATTTAATTCTACTAACGCTTTATCCCACTTTAGCCATTCTTCTGTACCAACTACCTGTGCATCTTTAAGTTTTTGTACCTCTGCTATTTGGTTTTTAATTGCTGTAATTGAGCCTTCTATTGCCTTTACATCAGCACTACCATTACTATTACCACCGCCACCATTATTGTTGTTATTTCCGCTTGGTTTAAATGTGCTTTCAAGTGATTCTGCTTCTCTTATCATTGAAGCCATATCATCTATCATACCTGAAGCACCATCAACAAATGAATTCATGGCAACTTCACCCTGTTCCTTCCAATACGCCTGCATTTTAGCAACACCTGAAGGAGTAAGTGAATAAACACTTTGTGAATAAGCCCCTGCTGAAGAAGGCATCATAGTAGTGGAAACACTGTAATCACCTTCACCTATACCTGCCTTTTTCCAATCCCTTCTAAAAGTAGAAGAAGACATAAAGGAACTTTGTTTTCCTTCTGTTATTTTAAGGCTTTTCTTGTAAGCCTCTGCGTATTTTTCTTGGTAGGTTTGCTGTATTGCTGCTGCTTGAGCACGCAACTGCATTGCCTTTATTACTTTATCTGCATTTTTGATAAAGGTGTTATCAGCATCATTAACATCATTAACACTTATACCTAACTCATTAAAAGCACCTGCATTGTCCTTAATCCATTTTTGTTTTTCAGCAGTGGATTTTAATTGTTCATATTGTGTTTTAAGTAATGAAAACTTTCCAATAGTCAATCCTACTTCATCTTGTGCCTTTGAAAGATTTTTGTTGTAGGCTTTCTGCATTTCATTTGCATCATATAAAGCCTTTGTTGAATCTTTTGTTTTAAATGTAAAAGCAAGTATAGCCGCACCTGCTGCCAATATTGCACTTGCAAGAAGTACATAAGGATTTGCTTTTGCAACAATGTTAAACGCTGTCTGTGCCACTGTTGCTGCTTTTGTAGCAATAGTACCCTTGCCTTCTGCGGCAGTTCTTATATTTATTGCCGCTGCTGCTGCTGCTTCTTGTATCTTTCTTGTCTTCATCATCAGTATTGAGGAGGACTGTAATTGCGTGGCAATTTTAGTTGAAAGATTTGCAGCACTTTGTACGGTAGCAATAGTGGCAATAGCATCTTTTAATTTATCACTATCACCCGTTAATTTTGCTATAAGTGAAGTATATGTTGAAACTAAATCAGCACCAATGGATAACCCTGCATTAAATGTGTCCAATCTTGGTGTATCAGAAGCCATTATCTTAATTTCCTGTTCAGCATCTGATATAACATCTTTAAGATTACCTGCTTTCTTCCTTGTTTCCTCCATCTGCTTTGCTAACGCTACACCAAATGGAGTGGCTTTTTCTGCTGCTGTTAATTGTGCGTATTTAACACTTAAATTTTGTAGTTCTTCAGTAGTAAGCCTTAACTGCTTTTTAAGATTTTCACTTGGTTTAATATCATCTATTGAAGAAAGTTGTGTTTTAAGCCTATTTAGTTCCTCTGTGGCAGCGGACATTGTAGAAGCAATAGATTTACCAAATTCACCTGATTTAGCCTCATTTGAAAGGTTTTGCCATTGTACTTTAAGTTCTTTAATCTGTTCTGCTAACGCCTGCTGCTGTTGTTTTGTATTCATAGTACCACTACCAACCTTTTCAAGTTGTGTGATTACTCTTTTATATGCAGAAACTTGTTCATTAGTGGCAGAAACATTATCCCTTGCACTTGAAGATGCTGTTTCTGTTTCTTTAACAAATTTTTCCAGCATTCCCTGTGCTGATTTTATTTCACTAACAAATTTACTTGTATCTGCACCAATAACTGCTGTTAAATTTGCCATATTCTTAATTATCTAATGTGTTATTTATAAATGTATTAAGGATTTCTTCTGCATTGCTTAATCCTTTTTCAACTGCATTATTGGCTTTTATGAAACCTTTATTACCTCTATTTGTTTTACGGTAAGTAGTACCTCCCACAAAAAACCTTGTTTTATAAGTATCAGGTTTTTCATTACTACCCATAGCATGTACCTTTATTTGGGAATTTTTTAACTTACCAACCATAATACCTTCTGCCAAATCATTGTATTTTTCAGTACCATTTGGATAGTCAGTAGCAGATTTCTTAAACTCTTCCCTTATTTCATTCCTTATTTTAAAAGCAGCGGCTACCACGGCTCTGTCAATTTTGGAAATCATTTCATCAGTAAGTGTTTCCAAATCCCTTGTATCAAATATTAGTTTATTCTTTGCCATAGTTTTTATCATCTTTTATTTCAAATTGTTTTGATAGATTTTTGAGCCTTTCAATATCATCTGTGGATATATCATAGTTATGTTCAACTTGTACTTTTGATTTTTCATCTTCCCACTTAAACTTTAATATATCCTGCTGCGTTAAGTGCTTTTTGGAATTTACTTGTGCTACTACATAGGCATTTAATCTTGCCGTTTCCCATTTAGTTCTGTCCAAATAAGGGATATTTTCAATAATGTCATTTATTTCCCAAATAGTGCATTTATCCATGAAGTATTCCAGCGTACAAACACGGAATTGAAACACAATAATATTCAGAAGGTAGTGAAAGATAAGTGCTGGACTTTCACCACCCTCTGCTATTAGTTTTTTTTGAAGTTTTCATTAGAATTTGCACTACTTTGAAGCCAATCACCAAAATCCTTTATAACATCAGGGTTTTCATCAAGGAAGTCAATAAAATCATCAAAAGTAAGTGAATAATCCTTGCTTGAAGAAACAACTACGCAGTACATAAAGGTAATAATGTCTGTCAATGTTTCAGGTGCAAATGACTTTTCAGCCATATTTTCAAACATAATAAGGCTTCTAATGGAGTATTTAAGTTCAATTTCTTTACCTTTAATAGTTAATTTCATAATATTGTGTTTTTATTTTATTATTTATTCAATCTTAAAAAATAGGGGCAGTAGAATTTTATAGTACTCTACTGCCCGTTATCTTTTAGGGTGTAGTAAGCCCTATATAAAACTATATATTCAAAATAGCGTTAATGTTTTTAGGCATTAACAGTAGTTTTCTGAATACTGCCTACACCTGTAAGGGTAATTGAGAAAGTAGCGTTCTCACCGTTATTAGCATTTGCTACAAGTGAAGTGATAATAGCCTTTCCCTGATAGAAAGAATTCTGACTTGTCCAATAAGGAAGTGAAGTATTGCCGTCAGCAGGATTAAGTGCAGGGTTTTCAGGTGTCTGCTTCAATCCAAAACGGACAGTAATAGGCTCTCCGCTTGTCATAGAAGTGAAAAGTGCATCATATTCCTCTGTGGTATAAAGATTTTCAGAAGTAATTTCCCAAGAATACTTTGATACTTCTACGGCTCCCCATACGCCATGGTCCTTTGAACTAATATCAGTAGTTTCTGCGTTCATAGTGAAAGTGTGATTTGTTGCATAAGCGTATGAGTGTCCATCACTGTTGAAAAGCATCAAATCCCTACCTTTGATAATGTTATTTGCCATATTTAAAGTGTTTTATTTAATGTTTATTTATTTTAAATGTAAATTGCAATCTTTGCACATATGCATTGTTGCTATATTCTTCCGCTGCTAATGATAAAGTAGTATCATTTATTTCTAAATCATCATATATGACGGACTGTTTTTCTAAAAGATTTCTAACTTCCGTTGCTATATCTACTCCAACTGAATATTTGTCTGATACTATAACAATTTCTACAATAGTGTTATCTTCATAAATACCATCTTTGCTACTATTTGAAACTAAATTTATTCTCCTATATACAATAAATGGATATTTTGCGTCATTGTCTGCTATTAAAGGATAAACCTTGCAAGTGATTTCTTCACTATCATTCAGTGCTGAATAGATATATTTTCCAATGTTTAATGTGTTAATCATCTATCAGTTCAGTTTTAATAGTTTTATTCATCATCATCTTATCAGGTTCTATATTCAGTATTCTGTAGTATTTTCCGTCCCACTTTATCTTATCATAATCTTCTACGGGTACATAATATCTTACTTGAAAAGTTTTAGTATGTGCAAAAAATACTTCATCATTTTGGATTACTCTACTTCCGCCATCATGTACTAATCTTGCCTTTGTTGAATATTTAAGTACCCATTCTTCAGTTTGCTCACCATATTGGTTGTTTTGCAAAACCTTTTCATAAATTTCAATTGGTTCTGTAAGTAATCCTGCTCTCATAGTTCTTAAATATTTCCGTTTTTATAATCCCTGTATAAAGATAGTATGTAAGATAAAGAATTTGGAACTTCTACAACCGTATTATAAGCCACACTTTCACGGTTGCTATACATATTACCAACAAATAGAAGTATAGTATGTAGAAGGGGTTGAGGGACTGCCCCTTCTACTTCTATAAAATCTTCAAAAGTCCTATCAACATGCTTTTGTACTACCTCTTCAGCAACGGCTTCCAATTGCACAAGATAATCATCATCAGCAGTGTAATCTGCGTCAATGTTCAAGTGTTTCTTTATTGTTGCTAAATCTACAAGCATATTGAATAGTTTTTAAGTTAATGATTTATTTAAGCCTGATAACGGGTATTACCAAATGCAAATCCTTCAGGGCGGAGAACCTTTGCGTCAAAATAAGCATTGACAACAAGACGGACGCAGCCATTTACAGCCTGTGTATATTCATCAACAGTAATGTCAATGTCTCCCCAACTTGCAACAGCAAGATTTGAGAAATCACCATATACATAGGAACCTGCATCAACAACATTAGAAGTAGTAAAAGCAGGAACGCCATCTACCTCACCGCCTTCATAAACAAGTTGAGTATTCTTGCTTGACTTTGCCATTGCACGCAAATCAGCCTTTGCACCAGTGGAAAGAAGGTACTTCATATCACCATAAACATTAGCGTTTTCAACACCTGCTTCAATTGCACAAACCTTTGCAAAAGAAGTAGCATCTGCAAGCGTCTTGCCGTTGAAAATACCTGCTGGCTTTGTGGTAGAACCTGCTTCCTTACCAAAAATAGTTGCTTCAAGTTTATCATTAAGTGCATTGACAATATCCCTACGGATAGCGTTTTCTACACCAATGGTATCCTGTGCAAGAAGTTTCTTGGAAATATCAACATAAGCAGTAAGACGCTTTGGCTGGAGCACAATAGAAGTAAAAGTATTAGTGTGAGCACCAGCAGCAGCAATCTCATCAGCCCATCCAATATTACCCTTACCCATTACAGGTACGGCAACATCACCCATAGGCATACCAGTGTAAAACTTAACACCAAGTTTTGCAAGTACAGAATTAGCATAAAGGGGTTCAAGGATACCCTGAATTTCCTTCTCTACTACATCTTCACCTTCAGCGGCAACAGTGATTTCACCGCTTCTCTTTTCAGTATCAGCGTTGATACGGAAAGCCTTTGTACCGTTCTCCATAGCGGAACGGATTTCCTTTACAATAGAAATGTTTTCTTTCTTCATGTTATTAAGTGTTTTATTTGAATTATTTGTTTTTCTTTCTTCTGCATCTTCCTTTGGAAGTTCTTCATCATAAGCAGATAGTTTTTCTTTAAGTTCTTCAAGTTGAGATTTCAATTCTTTTATCTCTTCCTTGTTTTCATTAAACTCTTTTTCTTCATCTTCCGTCATTTCACGGATTTCAGCCTTACAGGTTTCAACAATCTCTCTACATCTTGTAATAAGTTGAGCCTGTCTGTCTTTAAGTTCAAGTGAATTTAATTTTTTCATATTATAAATAGTTGTTTATTGCAGATTCAACAAATTAAATGATAAATTCATCTAATTCCCTCATCATTGAATCATACTTATTATTTATCCTCTCACTTGCATCAACCATTTCTTTTGCTCTCTTACTACAAGAAGTAGCCAAATAAGCAGGTTCATAAACGGGTGATATATCAAAAAGCCTGTCAATCTTTAGGATTTCTCTCTTCAATACACCATCTTCTTTATACCATCTTTCTCCGCTTCCATCTTCAGGGAGTGTAAAAGCAAATGAACTTGTGGTTATTTCACCTCTTTTAAGGTGTTCAAGTAGTTCATCACCAATAGCGGTATTTGGTGCTTCAAATTCATAATAAAGTCCGTCTTCCCTTAATTCAAGTGCTAAACTTCCTTCACCATATCTACTCCTTGCAAGTACAGTATCTTCATTGTGATTAAACCTTGCAAAAATATCTGACTGCATAATGGTTTCATTTGTAATAGCACCCTTTCTGATTACTTCAATAAAGCCAATGTTTTGTGATTCAGTATCAAACTTTACAGCATAGCCACAAACAATCCTTGAATTGCTATCATCAGCAGGATTAAAGTCCCTTATTTGAACATTATTACCGCTTCTATTAAGTTCCTTATTCTCCATTTTCATTGTTTTTACTATTACTTATTTTATTATCCTCTATCTTTGTATAGGGTATTGCACATTCATCACCACCTTCAACAGGCTGCATTCCAAGATATTGCCTTGCTTCATTTATACTCATAATACCACTACCAGTTAAAGTAGTCAAATATGAAGCAGTAGTATTCATATCACCCTTAAGCAGATATTTTTCATCTAAATCTATATAAATAGTATTTGTTTCAGAGGGTTTAACAAGTTTTCTGTTAAATTCATCTTCTACCATTGTAATATATGGCTGAAGTGTGTGGGAAACAAATTCTATATTTGCTGCTTCAATACTGCTAAAATTGGCACCACTGTTATCACCAAGGAGTATAGGGTTGATATTGAAGTATCTTGCAATTTCTCTTACATTGAAAGTCCTTGATTCAATCATTTGGCTGTCATTGGCATTACTTGAAATTGGCTGATAACTCATATCATCATCAAGTATTACCAATCCACTACCTTTTTCTCCGTGTGTATCTTCAAAAGCCTGTCTTGCTTGTTCTTTTGCACCCCTTCTTGCACCTTTTATAGTTAAGGCACCCTGCAACGCACACCCGCTTGAATAATATTTTGAAGCAGATTTATCAGTAGCCTGTGAAAGTTTCAGTACCTGATTAGCATAAGTAGCAACAGGAATACCATTTACACCATCATTACTGTTCTTGTAAAGGTGAATAACATCTATTGGCTCAATTTTTCCTTTCTTAATAAAAGGTATTTGGTAGTAAATTTCTTGTTTAAGTTTATTGTAATTTACTACTACACTGCCATACTCACAATATACAAGATTTATAGGTGTTCCGTCCGCTGCTCTTTCAATATAAGCGTAGCCATTACCGTGCAAAATCACATCTGTAATGAGCATTTTCATAAAGTTGAACTTGCTAATCAGTCCATTTTTAAATAAATAGTTTATTGGGTGATTAAAATCAACATTATTATTTCTTTTTACTAAAATTGGTAATTGTGCAACGCTATTACTGATAAGTTCTGTAGCACCAAAAAAAGCGGATAATGAAGTTGCAGCAGCATCAAGTTTAAACCCCTGAAAAATTGAAGATATTGCAGAAGGTTCAGCAGGAAGCACGGGTTCATTTACCTCATTGCTTCTTTTGATTATTTCATATCCAAATAGTTTCATATATTATATTTATTTATCTTTTACAAAAATTATTATACACTATAAACTTCCCCATCTGATACTCCACCACTTACTTTATTTAGATAGGTACCCAACGCTTGAAGCATGGCAATTACTGGGTCAATTTTTTTACTTTGTTCTCCACCTGCTTTAACGGGCTTGCAGTTGTCATTCCAGTCATATTTCAATTCAACATTATTAAAGCACCATCTTACAGCAGGATTATAGTCAATGATAACTTTTCCTTGCCTTAAAAGCATTTCAAAAGTTTTTGTAGGGCGGTTGAAATTGCCTATTGCCTGTGAATATGGATATAGTGGTAATCCTTCTGCCGTAGCGTTTATTGCCCATTGCGTAGCATTCCAACTATCATATCCTATCCCTAATAAATATGTTTTATTATACAATTCTATCTGTTCTTTTAAAATAAAATCATAATCTACCACATTTCCGCTTGTACAAGTTGCATATCCTTGCCTCTTCCATAGTTTATATATTTCTGCATTTGTACTCTCTTCCATTGTTGTTTCAGGTAGATAAAGCCAGTTCTTAAACACATATTTATCAGGGTATATTTTTCTGTCAGGGTTTGGTGGAAACAATACAGAAGTAGCAGTTAAATCCCCAACAGCACTTAAATCAACACCCATATAGCAGTCCTCATCTTTGAAGTCCTCTATATCTATCTTTGCAAATGTTTCCTGTAGATAAGTATCAGGTATCCACACATTCTTTGTTTGACAGAACTGATTAAAATTCTTTGTCCTTACACCCACTTCCAACGCAGGATTATTCTTTGCTGCCTGAATCTGTTCCCTTAAATAATCTACATTGACGGTAGTACCTAAACTTGGGGCACACTTAATCCAATTTTCCTCATTTTCCCAATCATCATCTTTGTCAAGTTCATAAATAGCACTAAATTGTGTATCATCTACCTTGTCCCCACGCAATATATCAAGGCAGTTCAATCTGTGCTCATAACAAGGGTAGCCATTTAAAAGGAAACCTGCTGTGGTAATAATAATTGCTAATGGCTGCTGTCTCATACCTTGGGAAGATTTCATAACATTGTACAAGTCCCAACTCTTTGCAGCGTGAAATTCATCAAGCACAAAACAACTACTATTGTAGCCATCATTGCCCATTGCATCACTACTTAAAATCTGTATCTTGGATTTAGTTTTAGGTATTAAGATAGTGTCCCTAAAACGCTTGAATATTTTATTCTTTACATCACAAGATTCACAAAAATTTGAAGTAATATCAAAAGCAATCTTTGCCTGCTGCCTACTATTTGCTACTAACTCTATTTCAGCGTTGTTTTCACCATCAGCAATTGCACATAAGATACCCAGTGCTGCTGCAAAAGCCGTCTTGCCTGCCTTACGGCTTATCATAATAAATACATTCTTGCAAACCCTTAATCCGCTGCTTTTCCACTTCCAGCCAAATATATTTGCTACACACCATTGCTGCCATGGGAGTAATATAAATGGTTTGCCATTGTGCTTGCCTGTAGTGTGCTTTAATCTACTTACTACCCTTATCTTCTGCTCTACATCATCTTTGTCAAAATAAATATCTTCTCTGCTAAACCAATCTTTATATCTTTTGCAGGCTAAATAAATTGCTTCACATGATTTTATCTTTCCACTTAAAACATTATCCGCATATTCATTATAAGTATATTCCATTATTGGAGTAATTCATCTAAACCATCATCTTCAAGTTCATCATTCTTTATCTTTGACTTACTTAAAAGATTTAGCCCAAATGAATTAAGTAATTTGAAAAGATTTCCTTGTGCTTGATTTACCGTGGATAACGCAGGGTTTTTGCTTAATCTACCTCTGCCATCTACTTTTTCTAAACCATTCTTTTGTATATCTTCTTGGCACTTGCGGATAATGTCATAATTGAAGGCAATCAAGTCAAGTGAAACACGCCATTCCTCATTTATCTGTCCGTACTGACTTTCCAATCTACTAATAAGGTTTGACATATATTCAATTACCTGCTTATCATATTTTTTATATATTTTCTTTGCGTCCATAAAAATTGTTATTATTTCATTTTATTGCATTAGATATGATATAATTTCAGCCACCAGTGAAACTTTTATATTATATCTAATGTAAATAGTTCATTAAAGCAATAATGTTCAATATTTTTGAACGCTTATCATTTACTGAACAGATTTTTATTGTTTATTCACAAATCCTTTTTAAAGGCACTTGTTTTTCTTGTGCTATTACTTGTACCACCTTATAGATTAAAGTGTCTAAAAACGGCTAAAAAGTGGCAAAAACAGCGTATTTTATATAGACAGGGGTTTCCAAAATTTTGAAAATTTTCCGCTTGTGGAAAGAAAAGCAGGCGTGGGGTTTCAAGCAAGTCAATTAAAGTTTTGGGGTAGGGGGGAGTATTTTTTCCAAATTATTTTTTCTTTCTCTCTTCATTGTGAATCTTATGGTGGCAATCACTACATAAACTTATCAAGTTATCTTCATCTAATAGTAAATCCCATTTATCTTCATCAGTAATACCTTTTAAAAACTCTTCCTTGTGGTGTATTTCTTCTGCAAGTTTAACAATACCTTTACTCTCACATATTTCACAAAATGGGTGTTCTTTAATGTATCTGTTCCTTAAGTTTTTCCATTGTTTAGTATTGTAAAATTTACTCCCCTGCTTTCCCTCATGCTTATAAGGTGTTTGTTTTTGTTTAACTTTGTTTATTTTATTTATTGTAGGCATCTTGTGTTTCCTTTTTCTTTTGGATAATCAACCTTTCATAAACATTCTTGCCATTTAACAGTAAATCACCTCTGTGTTCTAATATATCATAATCAAGGAACGGATACCGTACAAAAAATGAAATTGGTACTCCTATCTTTCCTTGGTAATCTATAGGCAAGTTGCTTGTTCTACTACATTCTATTATATCAGGTGCGTTATCATAAGTAGGATAATCATTTGGATTATAAGTTTTATCCATCTTCCACTTATCTTTATCTATATCACTTTGGAGCGTATAAAACCATTTGGCAGCAATCTCTCTCTTACCATATTTAAAATGTATTTCTCTTTCACTTACTTGAAGCGTCTTGCATAATAATAGTGGATATACCTCTTTATAGATAAGTGCAGTGGGAAATCCTAAAATTAAACAATCTTTCATAGTTAAACTTTCTTTATTATTAACCTTGGGAATTTAGTTTTACCATTGCACTTTGGTCTCATAGGTCCAGCAACTATTTTATATTTTCCTATTATATTTCTCCTTAATATTGCTGAAGTGGGAACTCCAATTAAACCATTATAATCAACAGGAAAATGTTTAAAATGATTTACTTCTATTGCAGGATAATCATCATATATTTGATAATTTTCAGGTGAGTAGCGTATGTTTGGATTTAAATCCTTCAATGTATAATTTGATATTGTACTATACCAAAAGCATTCACCTGCCCTGATTAAATCACCACTCTCATCTGTGTAGTAGTATATGGTGTTGTATCCTCTTTTAAATGTTTTATCTTTGAATAGTTCAACTACTTCATCATAGGTTGTGGCAAGTACCGCTCCAATAATTAAACAATCTTTCATATTATTTTTTCCTTATCAGTATCCTTGTGTATTTAGGTTTTCCATCAACCATAAAACAACATCTTGGTACTCCTTTATTGTCAGGTATGAACTTTCCCTTTATCAGGTATTTATAATCCTTTGCCCTGCTGTCATTGTTTAAACCTATAATCTCATAGCCATCATAATACCCATCTAACCATGTAATAGGAACTCCCATAACATCTGTATAATCCTTTGGTATGTCCCTAATGAAATCCACATTTATTGCATTGGAGTAATTATCATATTGTGGATATTTTTCTGCCGTGTATTCCTTGGTGGGATTTAGTGTTTTATGTTTATGTACGCCTACCGTATTTAACCAATTGGAAAGTGCCACTACTTCTTCATTATCACCATCAAATGTAGTAGGGTAGTTGATACCTATATAAATCTGTCCTTCTACAATCCTCCAAAATATATCTTGGTATTGCGTGGCTGTTTTAGGTGCTAACAGAATAAAATCTTTCATAGTTTAATAGTTAAGCCACTTAATAAAGTCCCTGAATAATGAAAACGGAGGGTTTGTAATAACAATATCACTTTGTTTCATTATTTCTGTACATTCATCACTTCTAAAATTCCCATCACCTTCAAGGCGTGTTATTGTGGTGTTCTCTCCATCATAATCATATCTAAACGCACCTTCACCAATATCATAGTTTGTACAAGTATAGTGCTTTAAACCTAAATCAGTAAAGTGTTCAGTAAAGTACTTTGGGAAATTACTCCATCTATAATCATCACAAGGGCTATATACCCATTTATCTTTCAGTTGTTCAGTATAGTGGCTTAATTCCTTGTCAATATCTTCTATTCTTGTATAAAACTCATCATTCTTTTTCTTCTTTGCCTTATGTAAATGTTCATTCTTACTCATAATTGTGTATGTTGTCCTTTTGCAAATCAGTATAGTATGTAGTAGAACTGAAGAAATTAAATATTGAATTATTATTAGATATATTATTATTATCTAATATATTATAGATATTATTAGTATTAGTATCTATTGTAGTAGTAATGTTAGTATCTATTGTAGTGTAATTTTCTTTAAGTTCTTTAAGTATCTTCATTACTCTCTTATTTCCTACCTTAATACCACTATCTTTTAGTATAGCCATGTTATCCCTAATACTAATGTTGATATCTAATAATCCTTTTAACTCTTCATCACTTACTTTACTTGAATCAGTTTTTAATCCATTTTCCTTGATAAAGTTGTAAAGTGTTCTTTCACTTATTGGGAAAAGGTTGTTCTTTATGTTTATCAAATTTTCCTTTACGGATAAATTGCTGTCATAGTAGTCAGCAATTAAACTCCATCTTATTTCTTTCAATAGTGTGTTTCTATCTGCTATTGTTGCTGTGATATTGGATTTAACAATAATCCCTGATTTTGGTTTTCTGCTTTTAAGGTAGTTTATAGTGTCTGAATAATTTGCCTTTATATCTTCAATATCAAGGTTCATTGCGTTCTCCACATTCCTTACAAGGCAGTCAATAGTTAAATCCCTATCCTTTTCAAAAAATCTTGCAACATCTTCATAAGCATTGAAAAGAAGCGTGTCAGCATCTACAGCAGGATTTATAATTCTGCGTAGGCACATTCTTTCATAAAGTTTCTTTCTTCTCTTCTGTCCGTCCTTTACAGTTGTGGCATTCCAATATAAGGAGAAGTAATCATCATCTACATATTGGTAAGCACCGTCAATCCATTCATCTTTTTCAACCCTGTAATAGTAGCAATACTTGTGGCGGTTGTATTTCATAAATTCTTCATAGTCCAACCTCTGCATATCACTTACTAACTCTTCACTGCACTTATATGGGGAAGTATAGTAGGTGTCAAGTAAAGTATCAGGGTTTATGGTAATACTACTCTTATATTCAGGGGTGTTGTCATTTTGCAATTCAATATAGTATGTAGTAGTTCTATTGAAATGAAAATGAATATTTGTTAATTTATATAATAGATTAGATATATATTGTATTCTATCTATAGTATAAGTTTTATAATAACAGTAATGTCTTAAGAAATCTATAAAACCATTACTACTAACATTTATATCCTCTAATGAGTAGATATTATTTGTAATACCATAAGATAATATGATATCATTATTGTTTCTATTGGTACCATTGAAGTATTGACTACATCTTAAATTGCAATCATCATCTATAACTTCATTTGTGTCCCTTTCTATCAACTGATTTAAGCAATAGGCTGCGTACCTAAAGAAGTAAGGATTTATAATTTTAGTATTGAAAACATATATCAACCTAAATCTTGCACCTTTATCTTCTTTCAAATTAGAATATGTAGTGTAATAGAAGGTAGGCTTAATAGATAATGTAGATACAAATTTTTCAGCCGTTGAATAAGAAGTTTTGTCAATATCAACACCAATAACATAAGAACCTGTAAAATTCTCATCTTTCTTTTGGGAACTACCAAATGTACCGTCTGTCCTCACGGATTTAGGTGCAAATAAGTGGCAGAATACATGTCCATTAAGAAGTTTATCCAATAGGTTTTCAGCAGTGGTTTCTACTTGTTCATATCCAATACCTTTGTTTGCTGGAAATCCGTATTGTTTTCTAATCTGTCTGTTTTCCTCATTTTTTGTGCTACCAATCATAGCACCACTGATAATCTTATCAGCATAGGCATCATTGCTTAAAGATACCTGAAAAGTGTAATTTTTATCCTGTGTCATAATTGTTATGATTTTAATTTAAATAGTTTAGTTTTCCTTTTTTTCTTCATTTGGGTTAAGAAAAACTATATTTCCGTTCTTGCATTCTCTCTTGTAAGGGTTTAACCCAATCTTATCCCTTAATTCTTTGCGGTTTTTATATACCGTGTTATCTTTCTTGTAGTAGAGCATAATTGTTATGGTATTATGTTGTTAAATTGTTCCTCATAAAAGGTATCATATAGGTATCCTTTATATGGGATTTTGTTATTTTTATAGTATTCCTTTACTTTTTTAAAATATAAATATCTGTTTGCTTGAATTATTTCAAATTTTTCTTTGTTTTTTAGGTTTATCCATTCAAACTCTATAAAATCACAATCAAAACTATTTTCTTCCTTATTGTATTTATGTATTTTAATTTGCATTTTTAATCAGTGTCATGTTCAAGTTATATCCTTTGCTTATTTATTTATCTTCTTCTTTTCTCCTGTTTTGGGTAAAATTTTCTAAATTCAAGCGTGATTCAGGGTAAAATTTTCTATTTTCATATATAAATAGTTCATTCTCACAAAAAGTAAAGGATTATTTTGGCTGAAGTGCGTCATTCAGTATATCAAGTATCCGCTGATTACAAAAATCATCATCAAATACAAGATTATCCTCCGTTCTTATGGAGTGTATGTATTGAAGGAGGAAAACTAAATTTG